ATTATCGACAACGAGGCAAAGGAAGCGTATCTCCTGGTTGAATGTTACGGGTTTCTTTTCCAAGGTTCCATAAAACCGCTGCCCGTACAAGGCATCTACCTTGTGCTCGCCATTGGCGAGCGGCACACGAATGAAACGGTAGTAGCGCCCGGACGGTTTTCCGGTATCGAGAATTGTGTTGCCTTCGAACACGGATGCGCCGGATTTGATAGCCTGCTCAAAATCCTCACGAGTTAAATTGATAGTCATAATTTCTTCCTTTCTGTTTTTGTTATTTTTCAGCTGTTTTCTTCGATGCACAATTTGCTGCTACGAATGTTTTCCAACCATTTTTCATCCATTACATTACCAAAACGATATTTCTTCTGCGACTCGTAGGACAAATCGCAGCCGGAAACGACATCACCGATGGCGTTCAAGTACAGCTCGCCGCTGTAAAAGTCGATGCCGCCGGTTTTGCTGAATTCGTATTCGAGCTTATCTACATAAGGTTCACGTTTCTTATAGATATTCGAATCGAGATTCTTAGCACGTCCCTCGTTGAGAAGATAATTTTTGTGAAAGTCCGTCACCTTATCATCGTAGTTGTATTTCAAACCACTGAGAATACTTGCACTTTCGCTGGAAATTTCTTCATGGAAATCATCGCTGCTGATACAAAGACCACACGAATAGTCATCCTTGTCATCGCAATAATTCCACCACTCCAGACTCGCCATAGCAAGGTCAGCCATCTTATCGACGGCTTTTCCGTTAGTGACCATATAAAAGCTTCCAACGGCGATACCGCGCTCTTTGACAGCTTTCAAGGTGTATCGAATTGCCGGTATATTCAGAGAGATTTCCCCACCGGTAAAGGTAAGAGAGCTGATATAAGCTTCCGTCTCAAAGCTGTCGAGAAAAGCATCGATGTACTTCTCCTGAATATCGATGCTTTCGGCATCTCCGCGCAGGCAGTGCGCACAGCACATATTGCACCGACGCGTAACTTCTATGAATACGCTGTTTGCGCTATAAATACGCATTTTTTCATGTCCTTTCTGTTATTCTTCCGTGCAATCGTCGTAGTCATCCATGAAACTCTCGTTGCGGTCAACGACAACATTCACATCCGGCGGCGCAATTTTAGCCAGACCATAGTTCAAGAAGAACGAGCCGGGAATGTCATCGACATCGCCCCAGTTCCAGCAGCCACAGTTGATTTCCAGCTGTCGTTTGCCTTCGTCCGTCTTGAGATAGTCCATGACAGCACTGCGCAGGACGCTTTCTGGGTCATGGATTTGCTCCGGATTGTAGCTGAATTGCATCAGTGTGCATTCCGTTGCGGATAAGCCAATGACCTCATTGGCAACGATTGTAAAAACTCTTAACATTGGTGTTTACACTCCTTTTCTGTTTTGACGCAAAAAAGGGCGGACCTCTCAGAAACGAGAAGTCCGCCCTTTAAGCGAAATTGTGAATTGTACGAAAGGCACAATACCTTTACGATATGGATGTTATCTATCGTACAATACCCATTCTATTCGGTTCGCACATTTTGGCAAGAAAAAATCGCTGCCCATTTGTGTAGGCAGCGACTGATTTACTTGCTATCGTTTTAGTACCTTATCGGCGTTTGCCGTTTTCGAGTCAGCCAGAGCACGTTCCTGAACCCGGTTCGTCCAGAGCGGGACATTCCGTGTACTACTCAAATAGGCTTATATGGATAAGAGGCCGATTGGATATTTACGGATTGCAGTAACCGCAAGGTGTATATCCCTGTTCGACAAGTTCCTCTCTTGTGCCGGTATACTCCTCTCTGTTTGCATCGCTTATCTGAGATGCAAAGGAGCAGTCTGGACGGTGAAACTTGCGAGAGTTCGTGTTCAGGATGTAGGTCTCGGAAATTGTGTCAGGCTGTTGCGGCTCTTCCACCTCGGCGCTAGAGGTTTCGATGTCCTTATGGTACTCCCCATACGAGAAGGTGACTTCCGTACCGTCAGAGGTGCAGTAAATATCACCGAGTTCGTCCGTTCTGAACACCTCTACTCTCGCGCTTGCAAGCTTTGCGAGGGTTTCGCTGTGCGGATGACCGTAGCTGTTGTCCTTGCCGCATGATATGACGGCATAAGTAGGGTTCACGGCATCCAAGAATGCCTGAGAGGTGGAGGTGCTGGACCCGTGATGCCCAACCTTTAAGACTGTGGATTCGATGTCTTGGCCTGATTCGAGTATCTTCTCCTCCGTTTCCTGTTCGGCGTCGCCGGTGAACAGGAAGGATGTATCGCCGTAGACAATGCGAATCACGATAGAAGTATTATTCGTGTCCTCCGGCACGGAATTGACGGCCACAACGGTGACGGTAGCTTCCCCTAGGGTGAATGTATCCCCCACTGCCGGGGCCGTAATACCACCGCCTCTCTTGTCCGCACGAGCCTTAAAGTTCCGGAATGCCTTGCTGTCATACTCTGTCACAGGACAGAATGTGACATCGGCTGTGTCAGCCTCGAAGGCACCTGAAAGACCTCCGATGTGGTCTTCGTGGGCGTGTGTTCCTACGACATAGTCTAAGTGTCCCTCTGTCTCACGCTGTAATACAGAATATACAAGGTTCGAGTCATCGGCATTGCCGCCATCAATGAGCATTGAGTGCCCATCACAGGTAACGAGGGCGGAATCTGCCTGTCCAACATCGATGAAATGGATGGTAAAGCTGCCGCCTTCCGATACGCCAGCCGTCTCCTGACCGCTTTGTGCGGTAGTTTCTGAGACGACCCCGGATACAGGAAGGCTTCCCGGAGATTCCGGTGTCTGACCGCAGCCTGTGAATGTCAGTGTGAAGAACGCAGCAATTACCGCTGCAGTTCTCCGAAGAAATTCGTGTTTGGTTTGCATGGGTTTTGTTCTCCTTTCAAGTGAATCACCCCGCCTAAAGTACATCGCTCCGCTCCGTCCATATAGACGGGGCTTCCGAGTAAAACGCAGCTAAAGGGTAAGGGCTCAAAGCTATTCACAAGCTCTATCCCAGAGGAATTACATTTTTCCTTTTGCTTTCAAGCGTTTGGTTTTCGATTTGCTGATGGTTTTTGGTTCGGCAAGCTGTTTCTTATGGTTATTTTTTGCGTTCTCTAAATCCGGGTGTCGGATGACAATTACATTACCGAAATCCGGTTGATGAGATGCAAAAGCATCAGGAAACTCTTTCCGCAGGATATTGGCACTTCCGTTCAAGTCGGCATTGATGACAGTTCCATCGGCAGCTTTATACAAACCGCGCTTAATACGCTTACCGCTGAATTTGTGGTTCTCGTCCTCTTTGCCATAAGTAGGAATGACATCATTATCCAAAAAGGAAGCTTTTGATGTGTAGGATTCCTCGCGGTTAATGACTCGAATACCACATCGTTGGGCGCGATAGGTGATGTTTAGAATCAACTTATACAACGGAAGCTGGACAAAGGTCTGATTGTTCTTTTTGCCCATATTCGCATTTTGCTTCCATCTGGTATTGTGACCGATGACAATGGTGTCAACATTGTTATCGTAGCACCAGGCAACAATACTGCTTCCGATTTTGTTGATTGTGTCTTCAATGCGATTATTGCGCCAAATGCATAAGCCATGCGCTTCTTTCGTCATTACAAACTTTTTGTCAGTGCCTTTTGTTTGCTCAGACTGAATTGCAGCCATTTTCTTATTGTATAGCTGGTTGATGGATTTCAAAACACCGCCCTTGAACAAGAGACAAGGTAAGCCTAAGTTGTTCGTAATAGCTGCAGTGTTATCTACACCAAGGTCAATACCAACCATACGGTGCGGAGGTCTTGTTACAGGATTTTCTTTTCCATTGTCAAAAACGAGCGATACAATATAGTTGCCGTGATTCGGTTTCACGGTAATTTGCATTAAGCGACCGCGAATCGGCATATCGGCAATATAAAGCCGTTTCTTGATACCTGGGAACTTGATTTCATGGAAGCCAGGTTTGTTCTTTATATCGTAGATTAAACACTCCTGATTTGAAAATACTGCTGTATGCTTGCCACCTTTTTCACCGTATCTTGGTAATTTTACCTTCCCGGTAAAAGCAGCATGGTCTTTTTTATGTTTGCGTATACCCACGTAAAAGCCCTTCATGTTTTTGACGACTTCTTTTAAAACTTGCTGTGCGGTATGTTTTGGCAATCCGACAGCAAAGTAATCCGGGTTTTTTGTAACCTTTAGCAACGCATCCAGAAAGTTATAATTCAGAAATTGCTTTCCCTTAACAGGCATTTTGTACCTATTGCCCATTTTGGGAAGCGCAAATGCAATTTCGTTGTATACCTCCAATTCATTTGCGGTGAGCTTATCGAAGGGTTTTTCTACCATAGTGAGAACTTGTCGCGTACGATACAATGCAGCATTCCGCAAATTGTTGCAAAGTGCAGCGATAGTATCGAAATAAGGATAAAATTCAGAACTCGGTTTCACACAAATTTGAGTGGCACTGTGCATTTGTTTCCCCTCCTTTCGGTGAGAGTAGGGCTTTTGCCCTCTACTATCAATTATCGGTGGTTCGCACGTTTAGGCAAGTATAAAATCCCAAAAACATCCCTTGAAAGCGGCATTCATCCCCGCCTAAGCCTTGAGGCTATAGACGGGGTGTTCCGCCTTCAATTTTTTATAAAAAAAGCGGACCCATCCCCCGAAAGGGATAAGTCCGCTAAAAACGAAATTGTGAATTGTAAGACATCTGGTATCTATCGTACAATTCTATTTTACCGGTATCGCAAGAACATGCAATACTCAAACCGTATCCGAAACCTCATGGCACAGCATCCTGTCCGCATAAATACAGCAAAGAACCAAGCCTAGGCTCGCAACGCAGCCGAACGCGACATGTTTCGGGGAAAGAAGGAGCCATTCGATGTCGTTCATTACTTTCACCCAAAACAAAACGCCCATCATAGCAATGATGAGCGGAATAAAGACAGTTCCTGTGTAATGCAGGAATTTTCGGATTTTTCTTTTTTGCATCCTAAAACTACATCTCCAATCATGCTTGCAAAACAGCCTGAACCACATATCTCTGATTCGTTGGGCTGTAATACCCAAACGGATAGCAGGTATACATGATAAGTTTATCGATTCCGTCTGTGAAATTAACGAGGACAGTGCCGTCATCCGCAATCACGGTGCTCGCATCCGAGGATACATAGCCTGGTTTTGCCAGGGTGACGGAATACACATACTCGCCGTAATCGGTATCCACAACAAAGTTATCCCCTATGCTGACATATTGCAGCAAAGAAAACACGCTGTCGTTATGTGCGCAAAGCAGATGTCCTCCGGTCACACCGACTTGATAAGAACCGGGATACTGATACACCCCATCGCGTTGATTCAAAAGACTCTGGTCATCGCCCCAGATAAGAGAAGAGTTTAGGCCAATCGCGTCACAGGTAATCGTGCCGTAGGCTTGACCCCAGGCTGCAGGGGCAACATCACCCCAGACAGAGGTCGCTGCCGCAGGTTCGGGAGTCGGCGCAGGCGTCGGTTCGGGAGTCGGACCCGGGGAAGGTTCTGGTTGCGGTGTAGGAGACGGTTCAGGAAATGCAGCGGGTTCCGGGCTCGGTTCCGGTACGCCGGATAAGTCCGGGATTTGCTGTTCTTTTTCTGCTGTTTCTTGCGTCGCAAATTCAGAAGTGTTGAGAGAGGATTCGGATTGTGCTGATTCGGCAGGCAGAGGTTCCGCTTGCCATGAACAGGCTGCAACACTGGTCAGCACAGCCAATGTTGCAACGAGTATCAGTGCTTTGGTTCGCCGCATTTGAGTTTGTCCTTTCTAAAAAAAATATATAAAAAAGCTGCCCTCAGTTCTTGTCGAACCGGGGCAGCCTTTTAGCAACGGACAGAATCAGCCATTTTTGTGTTTTTTCCGAGAGAATGTGCGACTTACATTCCTTCGCCTTTCGGATTCCGCATGTACTCATGCCGTCATAATAGAGCAGGACACCAATATCTTCTGGTATCTCTCCTTTGACCTTCTTATATAACTCTGTGGGCATCGCATAGTAGTTGCAGTGCCCGACGAAATTGTGCCCGTGTGCCGAGTGAAAATCGCTCACAGAAATCTTGATTTCCACACAAGTGATGACGGCATCGAGCGTATACAGATGATTCGTCTTGTGGAAGTGGCACCATCGCTCGGAACAGTGCTCCCTGCAAAAATCCGGCGATGAAATATTCTTGACGCAGGTTGCCTCTTTTGCTTTTTGCTGAATCGCGGCAAGCGAAGCACACGTATCCGTTTCGATAAGCGAGGTCAGTTTGCAGGTCCCATATTTGGTTTCGGAGGTAAAGCATTCCTGAACCCTGACGAAATCGACCAATCCGGATTTGACAGACCCGCATTCTACCGGCACTTCTAAGGCATCGAACCCTTGACGAAACGAATCCACCCGATACCCGCCGTAGCTGGAAGGATGCCACGCATGAAGCGCGGCCTCAATATCGCGGGTCAGCTGAGTTTTCGCCATCAGGTATCACCGGAAAATCTGCTGACCAATCTCGACCATCTTACGGCGTTTGCGGTGCAGCGAAACAAGCTGGTACACAACGACGGCAAATGCCGCAGCGGCAAGAAATTTCAGAATCTTTTTCATGGTAGTTCTCCTTAGTTTGTTCGTGGTTTAGCGCTTTATTATTGCTCCGCAGTATATTGCCGCAGCATGAGTTCCTGTACCGTCATGACTGTGAAACCTTCCTTTGCCGCCTCATTGAGGGCTTCGTAGTAGTCATCCACATACAAAACCTGCGCAGCATTCAGACCGGCAGCTTGGGCCAGGAGCTTCATGACGGAGGTCTTCCGTTCCGGGGTAGCAGTCCCGATGACATCGAGGAACTGTCCCGGATAGTGCATTTCAAGCCACTGCTTTTTATACGGCAGGGTCATACTGTCCTGCACGCGAGTAATGCAGTATTTTGGGATACCATCGCAGCTTTCGATGAAATGCTGGACAAGCGTATTGGCTTCTCCAATCTCATCGAATACCCTGTACCCGCCACGGTTCTCCGCCTCATACCGCAGCAGCCGTGCGCGGTGTGCGTCGGCAGTCGCGTCGAGTTTCTGTTCCCGATAATGGATGAGAAGGGTATCGTCGAAATCAAAGAACATCATACGAATTTTAGAGAAATTCACTAATATCACCTTCCTTCAGTTTCTCGCCGATGCAATTTCATGTCGAACAACCTCAGCTTCGGTGTAAAACTCATCGCTGTAGTCGTCCTCACTCGTTTCCTGACAGACCTTGTGCCGGTGCGGCGCGGAGCCTTCCTGCTCGATGAAAATGCGCCAGACGCCGGAGGAGAAGCAGACAAAGAGAATCGTGTTGTCGTCCAGAAAGAGCCTGACACCGGCAACATCGAAACACCCGATTTCATCCTCGAAGTATCGAGAATTTTCGATACAAACGATATCATCGCTATAGCCGTAAATCTTGACCATTCTGTTACTGCCCCCTTACTTGATTACAAATTTTTTTGTAGCATCCTCTGCCTCACTGTACCGGCTCGCATTGTGCCGAGCAGCCTGCAAGAGAACATCACGCTCGACATCGAGCGCCGCCTGCATTGAAGTCTGCTGTACCTGCTTGGCATGGGATGTGCGAGTGTTCTTGTACTGCGGATACTCTGCGACGATTTTATCCATCAAAGCCCAGCGCTCTTTGTCGGAAAGTGCGTTTAGGTTGATGTTATCGCGGTGCAGCCGTTCAATGGCATAGTCTAAATATGCGAATTCATCCGCAGACGGGATAGCTTCTATATAGTCCCGCATCGTGGCGGGAGGACCGTTGTAGGTCGCCATGGCCTCGTTGTACAGCGTTTCTGCAACCTCTGACCCGTACCAGTTATCCGGCTCATAGCCATGGTTCCGGTACACCTCCGCTACCCATAAAGGGAATGCTTCGCTGTAGGTCATATAGTCCCTCCTTCTCAAAAATCACCGAACGAGAGCTGACGGCTCTGTGAGACCGGGATATTGGTTTTGGGCTTTGACGAGTGCTTAACTTCCCCGTACTTGGTGAGATTCCGGCATTTATATCCGTAGCCCTTCTGTGCGGCAGAAATCGACTTGTATCCGTATCCGCTTGCATCGTCCAGCACCTGGTCTTTGTCGTTCAGATTGACGACAATATACCGCACATCGTTGGGCTTAGAGAGCCGGGACGAACGAATAACGGTATAGGGGATGCGCTTATCGAATTGAGGCTTTTCTTCTTCCGGGTCCGGTTCGGGCTTTGCGACCTTCTCCTCTTCCGGCATTTCAAGCTGGACATCGACCCCTGCCTTAACGAGGGATTCGAGCGTAGAGGCAAGGGTCTCGTACCGCGTATTCTCCACGGTATTCGTATCCTTCTTCTTCCGCTCCTTCCAGACCTTCAACAGCTGGCGTTCGCTGAAATTGATGATAAGACCACGGTCTTTGAGCATCTTACGAACAACATAGGTGGAAAGAGAAGCGTAGTTTGCATATTCGCCGATATGGTGCTTGATATCCACCTCGGTCTTGGACATAGCTGCTTCGAAATCCCTGTGATTGTCGAGCCAATCCTCAATAACGCTGAGCAGTTCCTTCTTGGACATGGATTCCTCTGCCAGCTGCTTATTTTTCCGGACATAATCCTCACAGGCAGCGAGAATCGAATCGTAGCCGTTCATGGCACTGTTATCGATGATTTGACGGTTCGCAGCATCCACAATGATATACTGCTCACCACGGCGGATGATAGAGATACCTTCATCAGCCGTTTTCTTCTCTTCCCTGACATTGCCGCCGACATCGAATTCCGGCAGCGAATCATCGGTCATGATTTGCTCGATGATGGTATCGAGGTCCTGCGTATAGTCCTTGGAAATCGTATAGCTTTCGGCCTTGGCAAAGACCTGCTTCGTGATACAGGTGATTACCGCGTCCAGGAACTTGTCAGGGTCCGGAATCTCGATTTCATACATCATGTTATCGCGGATATTCCAGACAACACCCTGCTTTAACCCGGTAGCCAGCATATAGCAGGCACATTGCAGGAAATGCTTGTGCGCGAGCGAAGACACGAATTTCAGCAGATAGACCTTGTTGTCCTTCACGACATCCGCCATGCCGCTGATAACAAGTTTCTTCTTTGCCTTGGTATCTACCATGGCAGTCAACTCACAGCGTTCCTGTACGGACTCATCGGGAGTGAACACCATTGACAGACGCTTGTTCAGGTCTGTTTCCTGCGCTCTCGTAATAAAGGGAAGTTCGACCTGTTTTACATACCGGTCCTGACTCGTCATCAGCATCGTCAGGAACAGGACCTTCTCCTCCACGGATTTCCAGCTGGAAGGCAGTGCTACCTTCTTGTCGTTATGCAGGTACATATAGAAGGCAATCGCGCTGTCGATATCGTAGTAGTCAAAGAAGTTCGCCTGCTGGTAGATACCGATGCAGGGAGCCAAGTCAATCATCGCATCCGAATGTTTGATTTCGATTTCATGTACATCTTTATGGAAGACCGGCGTCGTATTGATAAGCTGGTAGCAGTGCTCTACATCCTCATCGAACTTGAAATCGAACATTTCAGAGATATCGAACTTTGTATTGAACTCCTGATTCATCTTGACGGGAGTCATCAGGGTCTTATCGCTGACCAGCCCAAATCTGTCCTCTTTTTTCGGAGGCTCTACAAAGATGACCTCATCCTTACCGCGACTCGCCGCAACGCAGAAAAGGTTTCTCAGAATCTCATACCGCGCCATAGGCTGAAATACACGGGAGCACCAGTAGGATTCCGTGAAATCAAAGACAACGCAGATAGGGCGCTCCATGCCTTTACTGCCGTCAAAGGTTGTAAAGATACCAACGTCTGCGCTGGGTGCTACATACTTATCGCCGTCCATATCCTTGATGGAGGCATATACGTGATTTTTATCGTAGAGGTTGCCAGGTCTTGCTTCCAGTTCATTCAGAACCTTTACCATAGACCCCGTTCTGGCTCCGAGACACAGGACATCCTTCGGGTTCTTGGTATCCAGATAGTCTACCACCTGCTCGCGGGACATGGTCGATACCTTACAGTTCTTGTTCACACCGTTGATATCCTTGCCCCAGATGTTTCCGAGCCGCTGTGCAAGGTCATGGGACAGGCGGAAACATTGCGTGAAATTGACCTGCGTGTGCTTGCCTAAGAACTTATGGATGAACGACCAGATATCCAGCGAGGTCTGGTCATAGATTTTCTGCTTCATGTCCCCGACTGCGATGATTTGAAGACCGGGGTTCGATTCCTTGATGTATTCGAGCATCTTCGAGATTTCCTCGTTGATGTCCTGATACTCGTCGATGATAAGCACATCAAAGTGCCCGACAGGAACGCGCTTCTTCAAAACCATCCCAATCTGCTCGCCCTGTCCGACATTCTTGATGCCGCGCCGGTACAGGATTTTAGAGGCAAATCCATGATAGTTCTGGACCGTGACATTATCGTTCAGAATCTTTTCCTGTGCATCGAGTTTCAAAAGCCGGTTATAGGTCAGGTACAGAATTTCCTTAGAGGAATCAAACTCGTTGCACAAGACATTGATTGTGGATGTCTTACCGCTTCCGATACAGGCATCGCACAACACGTTTTTCCCGTCAAGCGCCAGCCGTACAAGGTCCTGCTGTTCGCTGGACAAGTCTTTGAGCATCATTGTAATCCCTCCGAATACTAGAATGGCAGGCAACAGAAAGACCCTGACAGCTATCACAACAGCCATCAGGGTACATTTTTTAGTCTATAATTTAGATTGTATGCCGTTCGCACAAATGTGCAAGGGGCTGTTGATAAAAATCGCTGTTTGTATATTTTATTTTATCTGCTGACCTCCAGCAGAAAGGGGTTAGAGGAGCATAGGTGATGTAGTGTCCCTATACCAACTCGATACATTCCGCCTCAACACGGTGCCATTTATCGGTGCTTGCATCGTATTCCAGCACATCTTTTCCGAACATTTCCCCGTTTTCGATATACTCTAAAATGTGTCTGACCCGCATCGGCGGATTGTCGTTCTTCGCGTGCCACAACGCTATATCCTTGTTGTCGATGACGAACGCAGTTTTATAGCTGACAAATGGGCTACCGAGAGGCTGTGTTTGCCGACTTGCCTCGTAGTACGATTTTACATAGCCATCACGGGAAGTATTGCGAACAGCGCGAGCGCCTTCTTTATCGCCTTGTTTGTCTAAAGCTTCAGCAATTTCGTCCACGCACCGACAAAAATGCGTGAGGTCTTGACTGTTTTTGGCAAAAATCAGTTTTCTGATTAACCGCACTGCATCTTGCTGCGTCACAAACCGCTCCTCTCACTTCTCAGTCGAAACCAAGAAGATTTTCTTGGAGAAAGTCCCCTTCTCTGCTGCCTTCTGGCTTCTGACCTGTTCTACTTCCCTCTTGGAAACAGCGCGGGTCTTGCCCATAGCGTACAGGACCTCCATCACATCCGCCATCTCTTCCGCGCAGTCCAGAGCGCTCCACTCCTTGGCAGTGTAGGCTTCCAGCAGTTCGGCGACCTCTTCCTGCAGTTTGTTCATCAGAGCGTCCTCGTACTCTTTGTCGGACAGCGTGCGCGTCACACAGGTTTCCCCGTTCTTCTCAATGATAGCCGGGATATTATCCCGAACCAGCTTTTGGTACATCATAGTTTTACGCTCCTTCCAATCTACAGTGCCGCAGCGGTATGCGCAGCTCACGACAGGTGTTTTCGATTTCGCGTTCATCTGCGACTTCTTCAAAAACTACGCAGCCCTTTTGCTGCTGTTTAGATAAGTATGTGGGCAAATCATCGTTTGTGACGGGAATGAAAGAGTATCCCCGCTCGCTGGCGTACATAACCGCCAAAGCAGTCATCTTCTTACCAGATTCTGCTGCAATGACGACCTTTTCCCGTTTTGCCAGCATCTTATCGAGGTACTCTGACATTTGCATGCGGGACTTCGTCATCGATAACGGCGTTCCTGCAACTCCGCAAAAGAACCAATCCTTTTCGCAGATTTTGTCCTCACACTCTTGGCATTTCAGGTAGACGACATTGCCGTTTGTATACGGACAATAATTCCCCAAACTCATACCTTTTTGAAATATTTCTCGACATACTCATCCGGCAGTGTAATGTGCATCTCATCCGGACCTGAAAGTTCCTTGAAACTCTGCTCGCCGCCGCACCATTCTAAGCGCCAGATGGTCCCGCGCTTTACCCGATATGGAATTTTCTTGCCATCTTGACCGATGGCATCAAGCCATACATCGAACGGCTTGACGCATTTATAGTTTGTATTGTACATACTGACCCCTCACTTTTTGGGCAGTACCCAAATCTCAACGTTCACATTCCAAGCGTTGGCGGCTTCCTCGATAAGGTTCAGCACTGTCACCCAGTTTCCGCCTGCCAACCCGCAGCCGAGACCGTAAGGAACGCGGAAAGTTGCGTCAGGGTGTTCTTTCATTACTCTGAAAAGAGCCGTTCCCAGCGCCGCGTAGTTCGTCTGACGCTTATCTCTGCCAAAGCTTGATTGCCCGAACAGGTTGGCGACATATAGCTGCGGGGCGACCTGAACCACCTGAAAGTCACCGAGTTTCTTTGGACTGCAAACTTTCACATATTCGTCGAACACGACGGGCCACTTATCCCGAATCTGTCTGGCAAGACCCGCACCCATTGCGGCACGACAGTTCACCTGATGGCAGATGATAGTATTCTCGTTACGAGTCGGCGGTGTTAAGATATTGCCCTCAATAAGGTTGACACTCATAGTCATTCACCAATGTCTAAGATTTCGTATTTTCTCGCTGCAAACCCCAGCAACTCATTGTAAATGCGGGTCGCGATTTCAAAAAACTCGGTATCGCAGATTTCCTTTCTGCGCAGGAAACGGTTGTCCTTCTGCATCTCTGCTGCGGTATTTGCCACGATAGCCCAGATGCAGCTGTTGATGACAACGGGCGGCACAATGTCGTCTGCCCAATTCTCAACCGCATATTCGCTGACCGCATATTGCGTATCATACACTTCATCGTTCAGCTTTGCGCTATAAAACCTTGCCTGTCTCTCGCCCATGATGGAGTTTATGATGCTCCGGGCAGTCTGGATATCTTTGCCCTCCACATTGCAGATTTCAGGACCAAAGAAGCCTTTCGTCTTGTTGCTGAGAAGGACAAGCTGCATCGCCAATGCCGTAGCGCACTTGGAGAATTTCTTGGCATAAGTATCCGGTATCTCAACAGGAATATATTCAGCCGCAGGACCCTGCAGATAGTATTTCTGTGTATCTTTTTTGTCGTGCGAACTCTCGAACAAAATCGAGGGCAACGCAACCATAATTGCTTCATTTACATTTGCTTTAACAGTTCGTAAAACTGCGATATTTGCCAGCATTCTTTTATCCTCCTCGCTTTTTACTGAGCCTGATACTTGGCGATAATTCGTCTTGCTTCCCTTTTCGGTACGCCGAACAGAGATACAGCAATCCGACTCAGTTTATCCATCTGTGTGGGGTCTGTCAGGACCACGATGCGATGCATATCATGGATGTCAGTAGCAACAACCACCTGAGCATATCCGATTATATCTTCATCGAACAGCCGCTTTAATTCTTTTGCAAACTCTTCCCTGCTGAGTTTAAGCAAATAATCGCTGTTAATGAACATGTCGAGTGGGAAAATATGCTCGTTATCGAACTCCTTCGGATGCGCATTTGCAAGGTCGAGTTCCGGGCGGAACATGGTTTTATCATGCACCAAACCGTAAATAATGCCGGCCGCTTCTCCGCTTTTGCAATCAATTTCAAATTGTCCTCGCTGTGCATCAGCCATAGGTTGTCCCCTCCGCCAGTTTTTCGTATATATTCTGTGTGCGTGTGTTGTTTTCGTCTTTGTGCATGAGCACGACATTTGCCATGCTGGTATAGTAGTTGGCTACACTGTTACCTTCTACGGTAAATTTTATGTTCTGCCCGCTATCGACTACCTCGTAGCTGATGAGTTTATTCGTGACCCACTGATTATTGTACCGAAAGTATATGTAGTTGTATTCTGTGGCTGCGGTCTCAGGCGTCATGTTTTTTTCCGAACCCACCGACTCGACAGTCTCAGGAGTTGCCATCTGAATGATTTGCGCAGGCAAGTCCTTGATGCCGTCAATCGTCTTGTCTGCCACCTCACTGCATCCCTCGAACGCTACAGAAATGGTTGCGACAGCAAGAAGGAGGAGTGCTTTGTGGATGAACGAGAGGAATTGCTTCATAGACATGCCTCTTAAATATCTTCGATGATACGGAATGTTTTGCTTGTTTTGATACTTGCATTATACCATGAAGTTGTATTGAATACAACGATGAACGCTATATGTTCACGGAATAGATACATTTTTGGCAAAGCAAAAACGCCCGCAAAAAGAAAAGACCCGCCTGTTAGCCGCAGGCAGGTCTTTCTTCGCAGTGAGCATTTTAGGTCGGCTCTGGACCCTATTCGTCTCTATCGAAGCAGCGTCATAAACGCTGTTTGGCATATTCTATTGTATGCGGGTCGCACGGGTCGTCAACTATGTTTTGCAGCTACACAGCAAAAAGAAGTCTCACCCGCTGATGCAGGCAAGACTCCTAATTGGCTCAGCTTAATCTTCGAGGTCGAAGCTGTATCCTTTCTTATCCATCGTCACGAAGCCATTGCGGGTCTGACATATACTGTCACCGAAATAAGCTTCTAGGGTCATGCCGGTGTCCTCGCCATCCAGCCACTGCGGGCGCATATAGGCCGCAAGGTCATACAATACGCCGACAGCGTAGGCAATCAGTTCATCGCTGTTCTTCGCTTCGTTGACCGCATCGTCATCGGCCTCGACAGGGATGCCGATGGAGGCGGTAATGGTGTCTGGTGTGTTGTCGCCTATGTGACGAGTAGCGGTGAGCTCAAATTTCAGGATGTTAGTTTCCATAATATATTCTCCTTTGTGTTGATGTGTGCTTGCTACACTTTCAATTCTAGGCCGTTCGTATAGGCGGTCAACTACCACACTGCCCTGAAATCCGGCTTGGCCGGATTTTCCGAAAATTTCTTTTGGAAACAAAAAATAGCCCGCACAGAACTGAATCTGTACGGGCTGGTATTAGTCATGAGGATGTTCGTGGCAGGGTTCAGGCGGCATACCATGCGGGTCAGGCTCGGGGAAGCGACCATGGTCCCCGATGATTTCCGAAGTACGGATACCGTTCGCTTTCCGACATGCCTCGATGGTCTTAGAAAGCACTTCCTTGACATCACGCGGGTTCTTGATACGACGGATATCGATTTCCGGCGTCATAGCATCTGTGGAACAGAGATGGATGCTGCCGACACGGCAAAGGCGCTCATAGAAGTTCTGCTTGAACGCGATGTCCCGGACACGGTACAGCTGAATCTCGTCCTCGCGCAGGTTAAAGCAGCCACGCTGGATGATGAGTTTGGTCTCGGTCAGGGTGTACTTCGTAAAAGACAGCGGCAGAGAAAAGATGGTGTGGCGTTTTCGGTCGGTCCAGAGAATTTTTTCTTTGTCCAAGTCGATACCGAACTCGCCGTTTTTGAGGGTGGACATGGTATGGCTCCTTTCGTTATGGGATTTATTTGGGTTGTTGGTATTTGAGTTTGGTGCTGGATGGCTGTTTTTATTATTTTCATTATACCATTTATTTTTTTAATTTACAATTATGCAAGTGGTGGCATAAAGGATTATAGTTCTAATTTTGTGCTTATATCTTTTGAAACTCTGTTGAAGCATTTTGATACAATTCTCGAAGGACCTTGTCTTTTGATGCAATAAGCAAAACTGAATCACTATGAGTTGCAATCGGTGCAAGATACATACGCCTATTAAGTTCCTCTGTAGAGAGTGTGTGGTCAATAAGTCTGTTATTTACTGACAATCCTCTTCTCGACGAGAACAGAATTCCAACATGTGGTGCTAATGGAACCCAAATTTCCTGTACATCTTTATCTGCTACAGAAAAAATAGCCACTGGAACGTTTGAGGTTATAAAATTTTTTCTGGTATAGCAAAATTGATAGTGTAATGTATTCAAATATTCGCATATATCTTTTGTTTGAAATTCTTCATGCTCGCCATCGCTTGTAGAAATAATTGTTCTGTTATACGCTTGTTTTAAGAACGAATCCATGAACCTTTTCCACTCATTGCCACTCCCGTCCGACTGGCATTTCAAACTATTATTCATTTGCTGGTAAATAGATTTGTTTCTGAGATATAACTGCGCAATAAATTGAAACAGCTTCTCTTTTTCGGGCTTTCTTAGTACCAATGCCGAATTGATATTCGCGCTGTTATTTGAAATATTGATTATTTTATCTACAAGCACTTTTTGTTCTGTTTCGTATTTTGAAAACGAATGTTCTGTTTCGTTGTGCAAAATGTACTTGTCATCGTATTTGCTTTCATACAAATCATCGCAGTAGCACAACCTTGAAACTGCCATCTTCTTTGGGAAAGGACTAATTGCTGTAGCTTCAAGCGAATAAACCGTTCCATGTTCTTCTGGAATCGAAAAGTTAGCCAAATAAAATTGCGGAACATAGTGTTCTCTTTTGGTTCCGTTTTGTACGTTTGGAGACATAACCTGTCATTGCTCCCTTCTCTAAAACAAAAAGCCTCCCACCGCAGTCAGCATACTACTGATTACGATGGGAGGCTTAAACCTTTTGTGATAGTCTTATTATACCACGCTTCGTGAATTACTCAAGGCCAATCTTAATAATTCAGTCAATGTCCCAGCTGCCAAAATCCTCTGTGAGGACGAAGACGCTCTGGACGGATGTATTTGGGGTTGGTTCAGAACATCCGCCTCATCGTCGAGTGCTGGATATGGACTACGATGGTCTCGTGGGTGACAATGGTCACGGTTCCGGAGTAAGCCACTTCGTTTCAGTGAGTGCTCTGGTGGGTGGTTATCTTAGGGTTAAACATTGTCTTTCATCTCGCTGGCTGTGTATGATTTGCGGTCAGAGTAATGTAGCACAAATTTTATCACTTTTTTGTGGTTCTCTTTTTCTTTTTATTATCGTCAATTATATCTTTTGCCCATGTGTTAAGGTAATAATATTGTTTTGGAACTCGTCCATCGTATAGGCAAACTCCCCCTATTGCTGGATATATTATTTTTAGTAATTCCAGTTCTTTTACAGGTGGGCAGTTTGATTCTAATAAGATTGCGTTCGGGTAATTGGAGTAAATAGTATTCATAACTACTTTTGCTTCTTTTGTTTGCTTTTCTATTATGCGGTTCCCATTTTTCTTTATCCAACGTTTGTTTTCCTTTCTCACATACCAATCAACAATACTCTTTCTGTGGGTAAATATAATGTTGATAGAAAAAAGCACGCATGTGGCACAACCTATACACAGAGAAATTTTGCTGTGCCCCCAAAAACCATACAATGCAAATCCGAAAGATGCCGAAAAAATGACTCCGTTTACAGTTATCTTATCTGCAATGTGTTCGATTGCAACTTTTATCGCCTCTAGCAGTGTGTCTAATTTCATCGTGTTTCCCTTCTTACGACTACATCGATAATTCGCTATTTTATTGAAGGAGCCCCTTTGTAAGGGATGAAAGTACGTCACTTATCCGACTTCGCCGCATTGCACTTTTTACACAGCATCTGCAGGTTGTTGTCGGCGGTATGCCCGCCTTTGCTTCAAGGAATGATGCCTGCCTTCTTGGTTACATTCCCTTACTCATAGTATCCTCCAAAAAACAAAACCCCCAATGCCGTAACATCGGGAGTTTCAAAATCAATCATTTGTCGTCAAAATTGCCAGTAACTCATCGAGGCTGGTCACATACCGGTATTTCCTCGCCATCTCGTCAGGCACCGGAATCATGTCACTCATGTAATAAAGAACCTGCACACCGTTGCTGGTGCATTCGTTATACTTGTCGGTATCCCGCTGCTTTCGTGCCTCGAAATCCTTGTCATCGCTGCCGTATGGGTAAAAGTGCTGCACGCCCTGACACTCGATAGCGATGTTTTTGCCCGGCAGGAAGAAATCCAAGCGCTTCTTCCCCATCCACGGAAACATCTTCTCTCGCTGATACTCGATGCCGTTGCATTTCAGCATCATGAGCACATCGTTTTCGAGATAAGATTTCTCGCGCAGGAAATCTTCCGTGTTCCGATAGATTACCGGCTTGGCAGTCTGACTGATAGCCTTGTTTGGGTTCAGCTTCTTGTAGTGAACGGTCGTAGGTCGGACATAGACGACCCTGCCGCTTTGCATGTGCCGGAAATGCCCGCAGCGCTCAGATTGGAGCACACAGAACCCGGCAAACGCCCGTTTCCCGGCACCGTCATTCACATAGACAACGATGCCCTTTTTAAGGTCTACGATGGTCTGCTTGGAGGTGTTCAGGCATTCTCTGACATCCCCGACCGTTTCCTGCTCCCCGTTTGCGTGTACGATGCGCTGCTCGACTTTCCGACTCAGACACCGCCGTTTCCAGAGACATATCGTATGCAGCCAGATTTGCAGTATCAGCGCCGCTGAGCTCGGAGCCGTCACAGAGTTCCGTATATGTAGGGAATCGCGCTCGGTTCGCAGCCACCGTTCCAGCAAGTTGCCAGACTCGTTCAGAACGGAAAGGTAGCCGTATACCCCATTCCGGGTGTTCACTGCCATCATCAGCCCGTCCACGCCGAATTCCTTCTCAGCCCTTCTCAGCTCGACAAATGCCGTCATTTCCCGCATCCGCCAGTTATCGGTAGGCATGACCATGGCGCAAGTGTTCTCGCCATCAAAGCCTACGAGAATCGGGCACAGGAAGGTCGTATCAGCCCTTCTATGGACAAGGATATATAATGATGCACCGTAGGTATCATCTACCTTGATAGCGTATTCATCGTAGGGTTCAAGCCCATACTCGCCGCGATTCAATCGAAAATCACTGATGACCGATTCGTTGTCGGTCGTAAGTTTCGCAATGGTAGGTAGCTGCAGTATACGAGTAAGACTCTTGACAACCTTATAGCAATCCGTACCCTGCCCCTGCATCCGGTACTTGTCATGTGTCAAGTAGTATTCTCGTTGCCATTCGGCGTTTTTGTTATTCATGAGTAGTCCTTACTCCCGGCTATTTCTGCCGAGAATCTGTAGGTATGTTATTTTTCTGCATCGAGTGCTTTCAGCATCTGTTCAGCCAATGCCACAGAAAGCAGCGGCGGGACGGCGTTGCCGATTTCTAATCGTTTCAGACAATCCGAGCCGTAGAACTGGTAGCTATCTGGAAAACTCTGCAACCGTGCTCCTTCTCGTATCGTGAGTGCCCTTGAATCTCTCGGATGGATGCATCTTGATGAGGACGGACAGGCAAAGTTCCGAGTGATGGTAGTGGCGGGTTTCTCCCACCAGAGTTTCGCATAGGTGTTCTTGAACCCACTTTTAGGTCTGATTTCTTCCGGCAAATCATCCTTGCCCTGCCCGTCTTTGAGTGCCGCCATTATTTTGCGAAGAAGGGCGCTGTTGTTCGGGGCTTTATGCTCCGTGAGCGTATCGGAGCCACCCTGCCGGACCCATGAAAGAAATTCGTTATCGGGAGGAGCGGCATACACGGTGTTTTCCTCCCCGCATGCCAGTGCAGGCAGGTCTTTGAGCGCATCTTGCATGGTCACATACGGCAGTAGACCTTCTCCATGTGTTGGTTCCGGGTACTGAAAGGGATTCTCGCCCAAGAACCCAACTAGAATGACCCGTTCCCGCAGCTGCGGTACACCGTAGTCTACGGCGTTGAGGATTTTGTATTGGAGACTGTACCCAATATCCTCGAATTCTTTGCGGACATGCTTGAACAGGGTTCCTTTATCCATGCTCAGAATGCCTTTTACATTCTCAAACAGAAAGGCTCTCGGATGCAGGATACAGAGAACGCGCTTGTATTCCATGAAGAGATTTGCCCGCGCATCCATCTGGCGTTTCCCCAGCGTAGAGTACGACTGACACGGCGGACCACCGACTACGACATCAACTGTCCGGTTTCCTATCGTTTGACAGAGGACGTTTTCGGACAGGTCTTTGATATTTCCTTGCAGCATATTGACCGTGGGATGGTTGAGGGTATATGCTTTCGCAATATCCTTTTGCATCTCGTTCGCCAAGATGATTTCAAATCTGTCGTTCCTTGAAAACCCGTAACTCAATCCACCTACACCTGCAAATAGGTCAACGACGGTGTATTTTCTTATCTCTGGCATGATGACTCCAATAAAAAATCCGGCACGAATTACTCATGCCGGGCAATGACTTTCTTGCTCTTCAATTTTATTCAGGATACGGTACAGTTCCGTGCCCACGACTCTTGCAAGTTCGCAAGGCACTGCATTCCCGATTTGCTTATACTTGCTCGTCAGATTCCCGCAAAAGACTATATCTTTCGGGAATGTCTGGATAGCGGCTGCTTCTCTATAGGACAGCCGTCTGGTACTACCTTTCTCTCCGAACTGCCAATGGTCTTTGCCGACCTTCACCATATCAGGCGACCCAGGCCAGAGAGGCACTTGCTTAGCCATCGCGGGAATCGTGAACGATACGCTGTCCCATCCGCGTTTCCGGTTCCGGGACATGTAGCGCGAGGAGTAGGCTTCTTTGCAAATTTCATCTTCTGCCGCCGGTGCTAAACTCTCTAACGCCTGCCGGATACTGATGCGGTCAGGAAACGGTGCAGGAACCTTGAACTCTACGCCATACTTCTCAGCAAGGTCTTTTCGGATGCCCACAAGGAGGATTCGCTGTCTATCTTCCGGGACATGATAGTCCGCAGCATTGACAAGGTTGATGGACACCACATATCCCTTGCTCTCGAAATCCGCGATGATAGCGTCCTTGATTTTCCCGCCGCCCAGCGTCAGCAAGCCTTTGACATTCTCAGCAAGAAACAGCTTTGGCTGCTTCTTCTCGACCAGCTTGACACAATGCCGGTAGAGCACATTCCGGCTATCGTCGATTTTCCTTGGTCCCGACAGGCTGAAACCCTGGCACGGGAAGCCAAAGGAAGCAATATCACAATCCGGGATGGTATCGTAGTCTACTTTCCCGATATCACCTTCTACGACCGTGGCATTACTCCACAGCCTATGGGTCTCGCAGGCATCATGATTGAAGTCGTTCGCCCATACCGTATGAAACCCCGCCTGTTCCAAGCCGATATCAAGTCCACCTGAACCAGAAAATAGCGAAACATGCGTGTATACTTTGTTCCTATTCATTTTTGGTCCTATAAAAAACCGATGCAGAATCGCTCCGCATCGGATACTTATTTACAAAAAATGAGCGTTAAATGCGCGGAATGCACAAAAAACACACGCGCTCATTTATTGAACGCACGCGTGTGTTTAAGATGCTTTTTGTTTGTCGCTGTGCGAAAACAAATAGCGTTATCTTCAACGGCTTTGCGCCGCATCAGCGATTCGCTCTTTCGCAACAACAAAAAAATCGGCATCCTTTTCGATGCCGATAAAGTTTCTATTCGTATTCATTGCCGCCACGCCGGTCGAGCCGCTTCCCATACAAAAATCAAGGACCGTATCGCCCTCATTCGTGTAACTTCTGATGAGCCACTCACACAACGCTACGGGTTTCTGTGTTCCGTGCGCCGCACATTTCTGCTTATCGGTGGCAAAAGTTAGTACACTCGTAGGAAATCTCTCGGTGCTGTCGTAGCTTTTTGCCTTGTATTTCCCATAATCCTCAGTCATCTTGGAGTTCCGCTTATGCTCAGCCGTTGAGACCTTTCTCGGATGCCCTGAGGTCTTCTGCGGGTTGTAGGTGGGCAGTTTCCTGTAAAACACTAGGATGTCTTCATGCGCCCTTAGCGGCATCCGGTTCGCGTTGAGGAATCCTACCGGAGATGTCTTCTGCCAGATGAGGTTATATCGCCATGGGATGACTTTGCTGTCCATCAGGGTCTTGGTGTATGCTCCCGCCGAGAACAGAATCACAGCACCGTTCTCAGTCAGGATTCTATCCAGCTGCGTCCAAATCCCCTGCTGTTTGTTTTGGGTCCATTCGGAAATTGCATCAGCATAGGAAATCCCCGCCTTGTAGCAGGAAAGAAGAAACTCATGCTGGCTTAGTCGCTTCCCGTCCTTCTCGATGAAGTCTTCAAACGGCAATACGCTATCCCAAGCCTGATGCGTAATACCGTAGGGTGGGTCCGCTAAGACAAGGTTCACGGAATGTGCCGGAATTCCGTTCAGTTTCTCGCAGCAGTCTCCCTGCATCAGCGTAACGGCGCTCATGCCCGACCTCGGAACAGTTCCTTCAAGGCATCCAGCTGGTCAGCCTGAACCCTGCCGTCTCGGATGATGGTGAAGAATCTGCCATCATCGTGCAAAGCCCTATCCTGCTGCCCGTACATCGTTACGATACCCATGTGCCGGCCTTTGAGGTAGTTCAGCATATCCTTTTCCGGGAACTCTTCCCGGAACCGCCACGAACAGATGCTGAACGGAGCATACTTATTGATGAAATCCTCGCTGTCACTGTGAAATGCCTCGTCCCGATTCTGGTATCTGTGATGCCGCGCCGTAGTCGCAAGGATATCTACTCCGTGGACCGCAGGCGCATCGGTATCGACCAGAGGTCCGAACACGACCAATTCCTGTACCTGAAACACGAAAGGTCTTTCCGCCTCGCTCTTATTGATTAGAATGGCTCGCTCAATCGCTTCCAGACACCGTTTTTGTGCGAGCGCTCGTGAATATTGCCGCTTTTTTTCCGCCATGATGATTTCCTCCGCAAAAACAAAAAAGCCCCGCGCAGACATTTCATCCACGCGGGGCTAGAACAAACTATGAGATTTTAGAAAACTGCTGCCGTCTGCAAAACGACCGGCACCACCGTACCGAGCACCAGGGTCAAGGTCATCATGACCGCCATAACGAGCGAAGCCGCCTTCTGAGCTTTCTTCCGATTCCGCATCTTTTGTACCTCTTTTCGAGAAAAATCAAGCCGCAGAGAACGAATCCCTGCGGCTTACATACTAAATCACCTTATATTCTCCATTGTATCCAATTCGCACAAATGTGCAACTGCCAAGCACCGAACACGTATATTTTCAGTCACCGGGCTTGCCGCCTTCCTTTCTGCAGCCAGTTAGCAGCCTACCGAACGGCAGCAGCTGAATTCCCAGCGCGTCACCTTTCCCAAACTGCTTCGTCCAGAACGGAAACAAGGCGAACCCTTTCCTGTACCATCCGTTCTTGTATTCTCGTGTACCTTTTTGTATCTTTTTGTTGTTTTCTCTATTGCAATTCTATTTGCGTCCTTGTATAATAGTTACAGAATAATACACAAAGCTACAAAATGATACACGCGAAAGGAGTCGCCGTATGTTTTCCATCAAGCTGAACGCCCCTGTCCTGCTTCGCAAGCAGTTGCCGGTGATTGCCAAGGCATTGCATGTTGATGAAAAGGTCATTGACGATTTTCTATCCGTTTCGGCTTTCTATGGAGTTAAAGATGGCAAAGGTACGATTGTCCCGATAAAGAAAACGGATACCATTGTCCATATCGATTACAAAGCATATGATAACTACTACTTTGTTGTCGATGCTATCCTGCAATACGCCAAAGACATCGATGCATCTGTTACTCTCCCTGTCATCACTAAAATCGAACTCGGTACAGATGTTTTCAAGAAATTCTCTCCTGACCAACTCGGCGATATTATGTTTTTGACCAGAAGACTCAAAGACAGCAATGAACGCGTTACGAAACTTGCTGAATTGAACGCTCCTGATATCCTTCTTGCTAATGAGCGTGCGCTATTATGCAAGAAGGTGGAATTTCTCGAGGATAATGAACACACACCAAAACCTGACAGGAACATTGACGGACATGTGTGCGCCTCCTTACATGATATCGGGTATTCGATTCTTGACGGCTGGCTGAACAAGAATGATTCAGTTTTCGAGAGTGGCGGCAAAAACAATTCCGGGTATGACCCTGATAAATTAGCGGCACTCGTCAAGAAAGCCATCGGTACGCGGACACAGGAGCAGTTCTCCCAGACATCGCACCTTGGTCGCGTATATGTGAACCGTCTTGCGAACGGCAAAACACAGTCTCAGCCTACCGAGGTGACTTTGAAGAAAATCGCCAAGGCAACGGATGCCGTGACGGAAAACGAGCTTCGTCAGGCATGCGGTTACGAGCCTCTTCCAGGTGAGGATGTCGTGGAGTCGAAGAAACACATCGAAACCGTGGACGACTACACTTGGATTCACGAGAACGTAAATTATTTTCTCGAATTCCTGAAAGCGCAGATTCCGATGGCGTTGCCGCTGTATAATCTGGTCATCCTCGAAAATCAGTACATGAGCATCCACAAGGACGGCTATGACCTTTTCGGTATTCATCGCTGCTCAGCTCCCGTCGAGTATTCTGAGGACGGTACTGTTGCGAATGTCATTTATCCCGTTACTTTCGATTGGACAAATTTCCAGCGTGGCATCCGCCTCTCTGCGGCCGTCGGGCTTTTGGGACACTACAGCAAAAACGATGAACTGTACATCACCGACTACATCACCGATGTCGATGCGCTGTACAAATATGCGCCCTTCTTGCACAAGCCTATCGACAAAGTGGGAGAAAATTTTAGGGATAGCGGCGTTGATATTAAAGACTTCCCTGTTTTTTACTACACCATAAACCTGAAAAAAGCATTCACAGCAAAGCATGTCCTTGCAAAGATGGAGAAGTTCCTGAGCAGCCTTGTGAAAGTCCGCGTGGACGCTCTCGGATTCTATGCGGACAATCTGAGCGATGAAACCTTCATTAAGTTCCTCAAAAATCATGAGAAGGTCATGACGAACGAGTATGCCGACAGCGAAATCAAAGATTTTTACGAGAATGTTGTTGTACGCCATGGCGATATCGAGGATTTCTTTGCGGAGAACTCAGACTACAACAATAAGGCTGCTATCATTGCCTATGTTATCCAGAATGAGGCTTCTGACGACACCTACCGTCGTCTGGTAGACGGATTCACCTTTGACGATGATGGCAAGGAAGATAGGCTCTGCGTTGCCGCCTCGAAGCGTGAAATCGAAGCATGGCAGAAAGAGCATCCCGGTAATGGCTTTAACATGAAAATGTTCTCTGACACTCTGAAAAAGTATGCCGATGAGTTGGGCTTAGAGTTCGGTGACATGTACTACTATCTTGATGTCGAGGATGACAAGGCTGACGAGATGGGCGTTCGCGTCTAATACCTGCCTGATAGCCCTGACTATCCCAGACAAAAAACAATGCTGCTACCCATTATCTGGGTAGCAGCATTTTTGTTTTCCGTTCTGGACATGCATTATCCCGCAGCGGCATCCGCACCGGGGCCCTTCTGCCGGTTTTCCCGTGAGTACCCTGCTGGCGGACGGTGGGCGGCAAGCAGTGCCGGTGCTTTGCGGTTCTGCAGGATTCCGGGCAAAAAGAAAACGAGAACTGCGCCATTAGCGGAGTCCTCGCAAAAGATAATTCTTTTTGATTACATCGTTAGTATACCCCGAGCCGCACGGATGTGCAAGATGTCATTTGCGATTCTTTTGGGCAGGTTTCTGGCATCCTAAGCGCATCGCCTTGCAGTAGATGGCAATGCTTGTTCTGTTCAGAGTTTTCTGCAGAGATTCGCTCGCGCCTTCTTCGGGAAAGCGTTCCCGGAGCACCTTTTCCTCATCAGCCGTCCACATCGAGCGTTTCTGGTACACAAGGCCCATGATGCTCGTATGGTTCAAGACAGAAGCGCGGCTGCGGTTGAGGTCTTTCAAAAGAGCTTCGCTTGCACCTTCCCAAGGATATCTCTCAATGAGAATATTCTCCTCTTCCTCAGTCCACCGGCGTCTATTTTCGTATCGGAGCCCCAATGCGTTAGCCTTCATACTGATGAGATAGGCACTGTGCTGAAACAGTTGCATCAGTTCCTGGCTTGCTCCCTCTTTCGGGTATCGTTCAGCCAGAATCTTCAACTCCTCCTCGGTCCAATAATGCCGAGCGCCTACTATGCCGAGCAGACGAGCCTTTCTGTTAATGGTCGCGGCGCTTCTGCCGAGCAGTTTCTGGAGGTCTTTGCTGGCACCCTCGTTCGGATACCTCTCTCTCAGAATTTTGATGTCCTCGTCAGTGAATCTCTTTCGGTTCGCGTTGCGAAGCCCAACTTGCTGAGCCTTGAAGTGAATCGCCTGTTTTGTGCGGTTCAAGGTCTTTACGAGCGCATCACTCGCGCCCTCCTTCGGATACCGCTGATTTAAAATCGCTAATTCTTCTGATGTCCAGGGTTTTGCCATGGTTTTACACCTCTTTCGTTCGTTGGCAACAAAAAAGAGCAGACGCACCACTTTGGTGAATCTGCTCTTCTTCGTCAGAATATGAATTGTACGGAAGTCGTTTATTATGCTGCTATCTATCGTACAATTATCAGTGTACGCCATTCGCACAGCCTGGCAAGAGGAAACTGTGCTCAGAACGAAAATGGCGCTGGCTGCGCTGCATCGTTTGGTCATCGCATATCGGTATGCCGACATAGTGCGGGCGTACCCATTTTTTATGAACGCTGGTGAAGAAAACTCTCATTATTGTGTATGAGTTGCAACTCCTACCAGTTTTGCGTCCTTGCACATTTTCCCAACGAGTTTTTGCTGAAATCCGCGCTTTTTCCAGCGAGTTTTCGGTTGTATCCCATGTTTTTCTGTGGATGAGCCTATTGAGAGAAATATTCTGCACCGCTTTTTCAAAAATTTGCGCCTTTGACATTAACATTACAGAATTTGCCTGAGTGAAATGTAGAAAATCAACCATATATTTTGTAAACTTTGCACAACTCCCACCAAACTTCGAAGCTCAATGCGGAACAAAATCAGCTTGTCGGAACAATGTCGATTTAGCTTTGATATTGTTCCGCATATTGTTCCGAGCCATCCCCCACACACAAAAAAGCCCTGCACACACCAAAAGCGGCATGTGCAGGGTCACTCTTTTATCCGAGAGGCATTTCCAACACTTCGAGGATATAAGTAAAGAAGTAGAACGCGAGGTTTCCGATTTTATCGGAGTCATGTTCGATGTTTGTTATGATACGGCTCAAAGACCCGTTTCTCAGCGACTTCATAGCAGCGTAGACAAGCAGATAGACATTCACATAAGTCATCTGCTCCTTGGGCTTGTAGCCCTCGAACGCTTTCAGCTGGCATTCTCTGGAAATCTTCTGAGCCAGCGAATACCAGCTGCGCAGATAAAACTGTCCTCCCTCTTGGTTCATCTCCTGCTGTACTCGGACCTGATATTTCGGATAGTTGTTGTTGACGACCTCGGCGAACTCTGTATCCTTGAACTTATTCTGGTGATAATACAGCCACAGAGTCGAGTTTGCCAAGTCCATGCACGCCGCAGCCAGAAGCTGTGCCTTGTCATCTTCCAGCGGCACAGTATGCGTCACGGATTCCTCTAAAGACTTGCCGTTGAACAAGTCCACATGCTTATACGAATCCTTGCCGGCCTTTACTGTCGTGTCGATGAATTCTTTGAAATCCTCGACCAGTGCCACATACGCTTGATACTGAATGTCCTCGGTAGAATCCTTCGTATCTTCAACGAAATTTTGCTCGTTCATAGTCTTTCCTTTCTCGCAATAGTTGTTTTCAGCGGCAATACCGCTTGCCTGTATACTTCATGGTACGCAATTCGCACGGCTGTGCAACTGCCCGTAGAATATCAAACTGCTGGAAATCATACTGCAGAATATCAAAGTGCTGGTAAAATCAGCTTGCTTTGCCCCCGAATCGCTATATACACAAAACAAAAAGCCGTCCACCCGAAAAGGTGAACGGCATATATTTTTGTAGGGGATTATGCTTGCGCTGCTTCTGCTTTCTTTCCGTTGTACAGGGCGGCGACCATATCGACCGCCTCATCCATCGAGCGGCACTGGTAGCTGATGACCGTGCCATTACCAACCAGCATGTTACCGCTGCGCCAGAATGCCTTGGAGTCAGTGGTATAAATGATGTTGCTTTCCACACGCAGCTCCACGCCGCTGTTCGTCATGACTGTTTGCATTATTGTACCTCCTAAAATCTTCGACCACCGTACAGCCCTATGACCGTACCCATTGCTTCGTCTTTCGACTGACAGTTGTAGCTGATGACTATGCCACTGCATGTCAGCATCCTGCCGCAGAGGTTGTATGTCTTGCCGTCCGATGCAATGAAGAGATTGCCACAGCAATTCACTGTCACACCGGATTTCGTATACACTACCATGCTCTCACCGCCTTTACCGATTTTGTTTGTTTTGTGCTGTTGCCCTTTAACCCGCCGTATTTTGCCAAGACGAGGCACAGGGCGTCTCGAATAGTCTCGGCATGCCCATAGACATGCCCATCGTCACCAATGACTTTTGCCCCCTGCATCCAGTAGGATGTATCGTCGGAGGCAAAGACCGTGCTGCCATTGAGGACCAGCGTTACGCCTGATGCAGTTTCGATTTTTGCTATGCCCATATTCGTTTTGCCGCTTTTCTGAGTCGTTTTTCTTCGATTTTGTTGATTTTTCGGTTTGCTTTCTGAATTTCAGTCGTATCTGATTCTTTGCTTTCGTGTCGCGTGTTGTGTTCTAAAATTGCTTTCGCAAAATCCGCCCGTTCTTTTTTCTTTTGTCATCGTCCTTTTTCTTTTTCTTGTTGGACTTAGCCAAAATCAACACTATGCCGCCCGGCGTATAAGCCGTTTCCGTAAGCCTTGTTCACAGCTTTTTCGAGTTCTTCCTGAAACTCCTGTTCTTCTATTTCGTTCTTTCTGAATGCTTCCGCAAACGCCTTGTACAAGTCATAGGTCTCCTTGTCTGGGTTAAATGGTGATGTTCTGTAGTATTCTGTTACGAACCATTTCTTGCCGTCGATGCTTGTCAGATAAAATCTGGTGTTTGGAATTGGAATGCTTCCCATCATGTTAATTACCATCCCCCGCGTGAAAGGCGAACCCACTCCGTTCTCGTGCTGTGCGGAGTATGATGAGCATATACTTCATATTGCAGCTTGCGCTCATACTCTGCTCTTGACACCTGTTCTTCTTTCAGTGCTCTAACCGTGGAAAGGAGCTCATCCTCCCTACCTTTCACTTCGCCTCTGGCAAATGCTGCTTTTTCGGCTTCTTCGATGCGCTGGTATCTACTCTTTCGTTCCTGCTCAATGCAGAGTAGCCCGTTGGCTACTGCGCCGAGAAACTCCTGTATCTCAGATTCCGGGATGAGTTCCTTTCCGTCCTTGTCTCTAGATACGCTGCAATAGCCATTATCGTCATAACGGATGAAATAAGGAGAGTTTGGAACCTGTTGCGTTTTCATGGCTTTTCCATCCTTTTCTGGAAGACTATCTGCCGGGAGTGTTTCCCGTTGCCCGTTGCTCGCCGCGTGGAGGCTGTCTTTTTGAGCAGCTGCGCGGACAAAACCGCGCTTTTGAGTTACAAAATGAAGGCTGGGAAAGCCCACGGTTTCAACCGTGGGATGATAGGCCGACAATAATGGTTTTCTTCGTATCTACCAATATAATTGTAATGTGACGATGTTGTGATATAAAGTTCATATATCTGTAACATAAATTTGTCTGAATTGTGATAAAATAGATACATGAAAAGAAACTACAGACGCACAAAAACAACCGTTTCTATGATAAATTATCACTTTGTGTTTTGCCCACGCTATCGAAGAAAATTATTTCTGGTGGATGGGTTTGAAGCTCGTTTCAAGGAACTTGTAACTCAAATTTGTGAGCAAAACGACATTGTGATACTGGCAATGGAATGTCATATAGACCATTGCCATCTTTTCGTGAATGCTCCGCCTACATTAAGTGCTGCAGAAATCATGAAAATTATTAAAGGAACCACCGGCAGGATACTCAAGCAAGAGTTTTTTCCTGACACGGTTATGCAAATGTGGACACGCAGCTATTTTGTAAGCACTGCCGGAGATGTGTCTACCGCTACGATTCAACACTATGTAGAACAGCAAAAAAAGAGAGGAGGGTAACTTTATGGCTTTCGGGAGCAAGAATAGCACGCCATCATTTGTATTGACATTGCCTCTTGATATAAGTCTCAACGAGCAAGACTATCTGTATAAGGAGTTCAAGAAATGTGGCACTATCTATAATCAGCTTGTCAGCGTCACTACGAAAACGTGGCATCAATTGCGCAAGATGCGCAAATATCGGGAATTGATGGCAGCTATTGCTAAAGCTGCTCCCGACAGCGATGAGCAGAAAGTCCTCTTTAAGCAACGCGAAAAGATGCTTAAAGAATATCGTTTTTCTGAAGATGCTTTTCATAAGTTGGTTGTGCCGTATGCAAGGCACTATGCCATAAACTCCCATATAGCACAGGCAGTTGCCTCTGATGTTTGGAAAGCATGGAACACTTTCTTCTTTAGCAAAGGAAAAGAGGTTCACTACAAAAGGTTAGATGATTTAGCAGCTATCTCCGGAAAAAACAACTTCACCGGTATCGTGCTTCGCCCGGCAAACTTCACTACAAGCAATATAGAGTCGGCTAAGCGCAAGGCGCAAAAAGCCGTTGAGAAGCGATACGATGATATGTACGGGCGGCCTGACCCTAAAGACGATAAGAAAGTCGTTCTTCCCGATGAGGTAAAACCACAAATGGAAGCTGAAATTGCTGCCGCTATCGCAAAAATAAAACCCACTATCGGAAAAGGCAACCTGCGCATTGTGTACGGAAAGCATGAATTTCCTGTTGTGTTGCGTAATCCTAAAACTCAGACAGGAAAATATCAGCAGGAAGCTCTCAAATGTGGAGCGAAATACTGCCGCATTACTCGTAAGTGGGTTAAGACCAAGTGGAAGTATTATGCACAATTCATCTTAGAAGGCTATCCTCCCACAAAGTGCGACGGTAACGGCGTGATGAAGCATCCTGTCAATCAAGGGCGCATAGGTCTTGATATCGGCACGCAAACGCTTGCCATTAGTGGTAAAGATATCTGCGATTTGAGAGTTCTTGCGCCATCAGCAAGAGCGCAAACAAGAGGACTCACTAATCAGATTGCTCGCACACAGCGTGCAATGGACCGCTCACGCCGCGTTACAAATCCGAAATATTATAATCCGGATGGCACGATAAAGAGGCTGAAGCGCCAGCATGGTCACAAACAAAGGCGTGACTGGAAGTACAGCAAGCGCTATTTCCGTTTGAAAGCAAAACTGCGTGACTTAAACCGCCGATTGGCGGATATCCGCAAGATGGAGCACAACATCCTTGCTAACGAATTGCTGCAGCATGGCAACGAGTTTGTGGTTGAAGACATGAACTATAAAGCATTGCAGAAACGCAGCAAGGAGACGAAAACCAACGCTAAAACTGGCAGAGCACATACTAAAAAACGGTTTGGCAAATCGTTGAGCCGCTGCGCCCCCGCAATGTTTATTTCCATCCTGAACAAAAAAGCCAATCGTTATGGCGGCAGCGTTATCAAAGTAAGCACCTTTGAAACAAAAGCCTCGCAATTTGACCATACAGATGAAAGCTACACCAAGAAGAGACTTTCCGAACGAATGGCACACCTCAGCAGCGGAGAAGTAGTCCAGCGTGACCTGTATTCCGCTTTTCTGCTTGAATATATAGATACTGAATCTTTGGAATACAATACAAAAGCTCTTAACTCAGCTTTTCCTGCATTCTTAGTGATGCACGAAAATACAATAAAGCACTTGCAGAAGGATAAAAGCTACCTTCCTGCAAGCGTAGGGTTCTAAAATAATAGTTTTTCGGGGAATTCGACACATTCCTCGTTAGAGAGCTGCCTCGCAAGAGGTGAAACTTCCTTCGGAGGATGCACTTAAAAGAACTGGGAATGCAGACAAGTATGTTGGTCAACCTTTTAGGCTGGATGCTCATTGTGCGCTACACCCGTAGCGGATGGTGGGAAACCGCATAACTCGCTGCCTTGTATGCGGCATGGTGATAAGCCTTGCCACCGCCACCCGGGAATCCCACGATTTCAATCGTGGGAGGTGTCAAATCTCTGCATTGAACAGATTGCGGAGCTTATAGGTAATATCCTCACTGTTGCCGACGATAGCTGCTGCCTCATTGATGGACGCGAGTTCCGAGAGGCTGTCTGCTGCATAGTTGTAGCTGATGGTATAAATCGGGATATCCATGCCTGCGATGATGTTCTTCGTATCAGAGAACTCATAACCGGTATTGTTGTCACCATCCGTCAACACGAAGATGATGGGCGTGCAGTTACCGCCGAGTTCCTGAGACTTCTTGTAAATGCGGTCCATTGCAACGCAAAGACCGTTATACATAGCTGTATTGCCGTTCGCGTCGAGGGAATTTACAGCACCCTTGTACAGAGTTTTTTGAGTCAGAGAGAACTGGTCAATAGGCAGGTATTCTCTGACATCCGAATCAAAGCCAATGATGCCGATATAGTTGTCGTCATTGATATACTGGATGGTGTTAATCATGGCCGTTTTCAGTGCATTGATAGGTTCTCCGCGCATTGACCCGGAAGTATCGACAACGAACTCCGCCACGATAGGAATACCGGAATCCTTCTCTTCCTTCCAGACACTCTGAGCCTGTGCGATGGTATTGCCGTCATACACTTTGCCGGTATATGTATAGTCATCAAGACCATTGAACCCGTCCTTCGTCGCTTCTGCCTGATTCTGAGCGCAGAGGGAAACGAAGGCAGCAATAACTTCCTTCTTCTCCGCAGAGACATTCCCGATGGAATACAGAGGATTATCGTGCCGTACACCGAACGGGATGAACTCGTAGTTTCGCTGCAAGGTCGGGTCATTCTGGTAGGACTGATACTCCATCACAACGCCGTCCACGATACCCTTGTCCGCCGACTGGACCATCTGCTGGGTCGTGAAGGATACGAGAGGGACGTTCGCTTGAAATTTCTGGAAATTCTCAACAGCAGCCGTATCGACAATCGTATCGCTGTCGCTGCTCGCAAGGGCCGCAAGCAGGAAGTTGAGACCCGTAGCACTCGTGTAGGGGTTCGAATACCCCATCATGAGTTTGCCATCAATGGTTGCGTTCAGAACGGAAGAAACAGACGCTTCACCATATTCAGAGCGAAGCATATCCTCTGTCTTCTTTGATACGAGAATACCCGCCACATTACCGGCCAGACGGTCAGCCTCAACGGTCAACTCTACGCCCTCGTTCTTCCCCAACTCGCCAAAGAGCGTGTTTGAGGGGGTATAGCACTCAGGCTGATACTTTCCCGTCGAGATGTATTCAGCCGCCGTACCGGACGGAACGGAGCGCAGAGAGACGCTCATAGTCTTGTCCCCGGAAGTCTTGTTGTGCTGGGCGTTGAACTTCTTTGCCATGATGGTCAGGAAAGAATCGGAACCGGACTCTGCTGCTTTCTCGCCGGAAGAGAAGATTTCAATGTTGACATCACCGTTCCCCTCCACCACAAACGGGTAGGAGGAGTCGATATCCGGCAACTCATCTTTCGCGTCCAAAAACTCCGATACATCAAGCTGCTGCGGGTTTACAGATACTTCCTGTACCCCGATGCGTTTCATCTTCCCGCTCAAATCCGCATGCGCCTGCTCCGTTGTCATGGTATTGGTGCTGATATTCGAGTCCCGCATCACCGTCTGGGAGAACACCGCCAATACCACGCCAACGACCGCTAAGGTCGCTACTATCGGGAACACACCTTTTCTTGCCATGGTCAATTACCTCCATTTAGAGTGTCGTATCGTTTCAAAGCCTCGCGGCTGATTTCCTCGTCCTGTTCAAGGTCTTGATTCGTCTTAGTGATGACATCATCAAGTCTTGACATCGCCAAGACCACATCGGTATCCCACGGATTCTGTGCTGAGCGCTGATTGAGTGCAAAGGCAAGAGAATCTAAGCGCAGGATAAGACGCTCATTATCATGGACCACATTGTTTATCGTCTTAATGATACCGGCGTATATCTCCTGCTTCTTTTTAGCGGTATCGGTATCTCCGAACGAGATAATGCCTTGCTGGAAAGCTTTGTATTCTGCCTCATCAAACATCGATGCCGAGCGGATAGCGTCATCCAGCCGGTCATAAAATATCCGTTCTGCCGATGCCAACAGCGTTAGGCACTTCGCCTGCTCTCCGGAAGTCTTGTTGTCCTGCGTCATGCTGTAGGCTACCGCCATCTTTTGTCCGAATCGCTTGACCTGATACAGCATCTGGTCGGCTTGGTCTGAGAACACTGCTTTCGTCTTGACGATTGCGTTGATTTTTTCGGCATAGGTTTCTTCCCGATTCAGAGGTTTTTCCTGCGCAGGCTTTTCTGATTCCCGCCGCTTCTCCCTGTACCGGAACACAAAATACCCGCACAGGAGCAGGAACAGGGTCGGGGCTGCGTATTTTGCCAGAAGCACAAAGAACAGCGAAGCGCCGTGCATATACTCAATCGCGTAGTAGGTATGAATATACGCCTCGACCATATACACGGCAGCTGCTGCTATGATAAGTACGCATATACAAAACATCTCTGCCCCTCACCCTTTCTTTCTCATGCAATCCTCGCACACGGTTCGGAAACAATCTGCGGACGGTCTCTCGTGTTTCGGAAGCGGCTTTACCGCCTGAATATGAAGTTTTGCGCCCTGTTCCGGGGTCCTGCCGCAGACAACGCACCGGAACCTGTCACGCTGCAAGACCTCATACTTGATTTGCGAGGATGCCTGCCTCCGCTCGTTTTCTCGCTGCTGGCGTTCCCGCTCGTGCTCCTTAGCGAGTCTTACGAATTCCTTAGCTTCTGCCATCGAATAGGTCTTAGACTCCTCCATCGGCTTGCCTTTATGCGGCGTATACTGCTTCACCGCAATGAAGGTCGTCTCGGTCACGGGAGTGCCGAACACCGTCGCATTGACCAGTTTCTCCTCATAGTGCTTATACAGCCAGAAAGGGATTCTTCTCCCGCAATCATCGTCCTTTTCGGTCCAGTTGGGGATGCTTTTGAGTTCTTCCTTATATGCCGCAAACTGAATCACATTCGACTGTGCCCATCCGAAAACCTCTTCAAACTGGGGAATCTTTTTCCGGACTGTGCCCATGAACAGCTTATCGAGGGAAGCACCCCTATATTCTTCAAGTGATTCAAGCGGGTATTCGAGACGAATTTCCTCGTCCACATCATAGAACTCATATCCCTGATTGACTTCCTCAATGCCCGCCAGTATCTCGCTGGTATTGCGCACGTCCTTTTTGGCGGCAGAGACGACGAGAAGCCATATACCGGCCAAAACAGCAAATGCGACAACAATTACCACGGCAATCGTCACCGGCGACATTACTGCTATCTGGTCCTCTACCCAAAACGAAAACTCCTCCGGCATATCAATCAGCCAGTCTATGAAATGCATCGGTTTACCGTACATCTACAATTCCTCCAAAACTCCAGTCACTGACTGGAAAATCTACTCCTGAAAGTTTCTGTGCGGACAACGCCGCTATGATTATCCTTGTTTTTCATTATCTGCAATTCGCACGAATCGGCAACTTTTTCGCATAAAAACAAAAAAAGCAGCCATCCGTGATGGATGACTGCAAAAAATATCAGTGAATTTCGGAAAAATGTTGCAAACGGCCTTGCAACACCTTGGAAAAATGTCGCAGTGCTTAGAAATGTGCCTGGTCAATGTTGTTTTTCGTTAGAGTACGGAGATGACAGAAGAACGCTCGTGTCGAGCACATAAAATTTTTCTGAGATTCGCACCTATCGTTTCAGGTGTTTTCTCGGATGGCATCGAGGATGTCCTTCTTTGTGCCGCGCACCGAACAGCCATTATCCTCAAAGGCCGCAAACAGCGTTTGCACGAATTTCTCGTTCTCATCTTTCGAGATGTCTGGCATCCAGAAAGAGTAGTCATCATCGCCGTGTTTGAAGACGATGCCTTTAATTATCGGGTTCTTACTCATAGTGTCTTCCTTCTTTCGTTCTGAGCATTCATTTAGCATACACGCTCGCAGCCAGTACCCCAACAGCGATAATACCGGTCACGAACAAAAGCATGCAGACGAACATAACGCCGAATGAAAGCGTGAGGTATGAGATTTGTTCGACCATGCTCAGCAGATGAATTTTGTACGTTAATTTGTCAATTTCATCTACATCCTCCAACTGCTTTTGACGCTCTCCCCCCATGACCAATGCCTCATAAGCACCGCCGAAACTGAATTCATCGTCCGACAGCGGCTTGCTTTTGGTCTGCATCATGAGGTCAATCAGTTTTTCTTCGAGTTCCGCTTCCTTTGCGCATTTTTCCGCATCTTTCTCATCCAGCATCTTGCCCGATAGCTTGTAGCAAATGAACGATGCAATGCAAAGCAGCGCTGCACTGACAAGCGAGAAAATCATGATTCCACCTCAAGAGGAAGCTGCTCAAACGGCAGCGTCAAGTAATCATACAGGGATTCGGCGGTAGGCATGTCGTAGCGCATCCGGCGACCATCTTCGAGGTCGGACCAGATACATTTGCGAACATCCTCATACAGCCACCACTCAATGGTGTCCGCCTTGTCATCCAGTTCTTCTTTGAGGATGCGGAGCAATGCAGTAAGATACAGATTGTCGGCATCGAACACTACTGTCGAGTTGCAGATTTTGCCAAGCGCATGGTTGAATTCCGAGATTTTTCGGGTTTGCTCTTGGACATCAGCAATCGTTTTGCAAAAAAGTTCCTTAGAAATCATTGGTTTCCTCTCCTATACAAAAAAATAGCCCCACCATTGAGGTGAAGCTCAGCGTGTAAAAAGCAGTCAGTAAACATCATGGCACAAACATTATTTATTGTTTTGTGTTGCAATTTTAGCTAATATCGCATATAATATAATTAGCTAAAAGGAGGTGTCGCTATGATTACAGCTACTGCAACAGCGACCGAAATGCAAAACAATTTCGGAAGATACCTGAATCTCGTTATGTCCGGTCAGGAAATTATTGTGACAAAAAATGGTCGTGAGGTTGGTCGCTTCATTCCCAAAGATGCGGCCGTCTCCTATCTCACAGATTCTCTCACCGGTGTCTTAAAAGGAAACTATGACCTTGATACGGTGAAGGAAGAGAGGCTGAAAGAGAAATATGGTATTGCTGATTGACGCCAACATTGTTCTTGACGTCTTACAAAACCGAGCGGGTTTCGTAAAAGAGTCAGCAACGATTTGGAAACTGTGTGAGACAGAGCAAGCAAAAGGTTATATCTCTACTTTATCTTTCGCAAACATTGTGTATATTCTTCGAAAAGAACTCACTCCTGAAAAAATCGAAGAAATATACCATAAGTTAGGCTTGATTTTTGAGTTTGCAGATTTTAACAGCTCGGTTCTCATGAAAGCTGTTGAAATGAACTGGAAAGATTTTGAAGACGCAGTTCAAAGTGCTACAGCAGAACACGTTCATGCTGACTATATCATCACGAGAAATGTTCGTGATTTTACAAAAAGCAAAGTCGTTGCGTTTACTCCCGCAGAACTCTTAATGCGAATTTAATAACTAAAAGGCGGTTCTTTTGAACCGTCTTCTTTTAGTACCGATAATATCTCGGCACGATTTTGCCCTTATCGTTATCCATCATCATGGCGGCAAAGGTTTCCATCCCGACGGGGACGAACTCAGCGGTATAGTCGAGCGTGGTGTCGAGTTCTTTGGCGACATCCGACATTGCCTGCAGGAACGCAGCAAACGCCGGGACTTCCTTGTCGGTCAGCGTCACGCCGGTACAGATGGACAGGTAATCCTCCCCTACATCCGCAACATCGTCCTCTTCCCGACCAAAGACGCCATGCACGGACTCGATAGCGGCAAGCATCTTATCTACCTGTGCGGCATTGAACGGCGTATCGGGTTCGAGCGACATCTCGAATGTGTAACAGAACCACTTGTGGATATCCTTAACTGCGGACTCAGGAACATAGTCGGGATTGTCGCAGAGTTCCTTACCATCGAAGGACAGCATGACAACATTGCTCTCCACATCGTAGTATTCGAGGCCCTTGTAACGAACCGCCTCGCAGCCGTATTCCTGCAGTACCTCGCTCCAAAAATTGTACCCATAGAAGTTCTCGGTGCTGAAATAGTGAATCATCTCATAGGACAGGAACACCTCAACATCCACATCCGTCACCAACTGGTCAAGGATTGCGGACATTTCCGGCGTGTGCTGCCAGTCGGTATCAAGACCTTTCAGACCCACGCCGCCGGTCTTATCCTGAACAAACAATACCGTCTTGCCATCGACCTTGATGCTCAGCTTATGCATCGGCAGAGATTCAATGCTGGCGGAATTGATAAACTGAAGCAGATAATGTGCGAGGCAGCTGCGGATATCGTCCGCGTTGCTGTCCCCTTTCCGAATCGTGATTCGCTCAATGGCGACCAACTCAGTGCTCATGGTGTTCTCCTTTTTCTGTAAGCGGCAAGACTTATCCTGCGCAGCCAATGTTATAAATTTATTCGATGTTAGGTGATATTAAATTGCTTGCAAGTAGCTAACAGCCAATTTGACAAGCACATACACGCCCGCGAGGTTTTCTGCGATTTTGCAGAGGTATGTCATGATGGTGAACTTCGTCAGTCCTCTCCGCTTGAGCCTGAACATTGCCACGGTGGACGCAGTAAGAAGGAACGCGATAGACATCATAGCCTGAACGCTGACCAGTATAAAGACATTAAGGCTGAACTGCACCATGTACTGCGCCTGCACATCTTCGATGCTTTGAAGGCGTAAGGCGAGCTCCTCGAAAACAAACGCAATTCCGGTACAAATCGCAATTACGAGAAGAGTCTGATTCAACACATCGTCGATGACAGAAGACGGCTTCCCGCTCTCAAATTGGCGGATAACCGCCGTCGTTTTCTTACCGAACTTGTAATCGTACACAGCGTTTCCCGCAAACAGCGCAGCCGACGACAGCATCAGTCCCGCCGTACAGACATTGACTATATCCAT